CTCCATAGTGTTTTTGGTTTGGATACTAGTAGAATCTACTAGTGGTCCTCGCTACTACATAACCTCCTTTCTTTCGAATGGGAGAACGACGACGCGGGAACGAAAAATCGTCTTCCGCGTGTTCCTCAAGATACCTCATGCCACGCAACCAACTTACTAGTTGGGTACGGTGCAAGGGGAACCTGAGATTAGTCGTCTTCGTATCGTCGATCAATACGTTCTGCATACAATACAATTGCAATGCATAACGTAACTCGGGAACCTGTTTTCTACTTTTGAGGTAGGAAAACTTCACGTAGGAAAAGTCCAAAAGACTGTCCGAACGGTATATGGTTGCTAAAGAGCAACCAAAGGTTTCCAACAGATCAACGACCAGACTAAGACGGGGCCTCCACTTCACAGTGTGGGCCGAACATCTTAGTCCTGCATCGTCAGGAAAGTCGACCGGTACAAGTTTGAATTTCAACTTATACTGATCAAACAACGATAGGATGTATGACCCTAGTTCCATGCTCATTACACTCTGCCAATACCCAAAGTACATTACGTACCGAGGTAAAATATTGTTCAGAATTGTGTACAGCCATGGTTCCAGGGACGACATCTTCCTGTTGTCGGGGGCCTTGAAGCTATAAGGCCTCACGTCGATCCCTTGGTAGTAATCACCACCGCAGGACTCTCTGAAAGATTGCTCTGGGTCAACAAAAGATTTCTCAACGTTGACTTCGAATCCTAACCGCGTCGCGACCTCGATAAAGAGGTCACAAGACTCAGTTGGGACTATGCAATCATCACCGAACACCGAACAGACTCGTTTCGCCTTAACACTAACTAGGCTACCGAGACCGCCGGATACAAGGTGATGTACACTGCATGCAATCGACCAGAAGAGTAGAGTCTCCAACGGAAACGTTGTAGCATTACCCATAGTCGAGAACATCTCGAGACGGTGTGAAACACCGGCAAGCTCCATTTCTGGAGTACGACAGATGTCCAAGACCCGAAACCAGTCAGGCGGAAAAAACTGCTTGACTAGTTCGTAGGACACAGAATCACTAGCGTGTGCGAAGTCAATTGTTCCGTATTTACGGTTAATCGACGACGTCAGCGCAAGATCTCGGTGTCTGGCAGGTAAAGACTCTAAACTAAGACCAGCGTCTAATAAACGAGCGTACATCATCTCCATGAGACCTTGCTGAAAGAACATATTCAGTGTTGGTTCAACGGCGATCATGCGACGCTTTGACGAAGTCTTATCGACTGTAGTACCGCGTGATGCCTTAACGATATCATACCGGTTGCCGAAGGCAATTGGCTTATTGACGATGTCAATAGCGCGCTGTAACGAGGTGTTACAACGTGTATGATGTTCGAACAAAGGCTTGACGGACTCTGTACAGCTCAGGGGGTAAGTGAACTTGTTCTCAACGGAGGTGTCCTCGAAAGAAACACCGATCGTAGAGCCACTGCCATGTTTACACATGGTGTGGAGTTCATCCCACCAGAAATGCCCAAGTACCTGCGAGAGCAGGAGTTGGCTACATTTTCTGACATATCCTAGAGTGATGCAATTACCACCTTTATCAAAGATAGGAAGGTCCCAATAACCAGGGTCCCTCATACGCTCATTAAATGAGCGAATCTGTGAGTTCACCGTTAAAAACGATGAAAACGCAGCAGTCTCTAAGGTGTCTCTAGAATATCCTTCAAATGACTGATAGCGTTTAAGACTATCATTAATTTGTCGGGATCTGAGCTGAAAAAGAACGTCGCTGCTAATGCCCCGATCAAACAGAGGGGCCTTCGACAGATCACGTTCAATGCACGACGCAATTTCGGTTGCGAATTGGTCGGCTGGAAAGAGCGATTTTGCTTTTTCACGTGTACGCTCCATTACATAAACCTCCAAAAGCATGCATAGTCATGCAAATAACCAGGACACCATAGAGAAGCCTGAAAGCGAACGAAAAGTTCACCAACAGAAACTCCTTTACGGACGTGCTCGGTCTCACACCATGTTCTCAAGATAAACTCTATCTTGAGCAGCTCCGTATAAATACGGGTCTGATATGATGTAAGGTTGTCGAGCTCGCGACTTAATTTTACGGTATTTTCAATTTCCCGTAAGATCAAGTTAGCCTGGCGCAATACATAACGTACTTGCGTTTTGGTAGGTCTATATGTTGTTACCATCTCAGTTTTCTTCATTTGGAATATCTCCGTGTTGAAGGAAACATAGGATACGCTACTCGCGCAAACTAAGTTCCTTAGTTTACAAAAGTAGAATCAGCTAAGCGTCAAAGCAGTCCAGAAACCAGAATAACTGGTATTTCCGAGCAGCTGAGATGCCTGCAGAAGAAGATCTGTCTTCTCTGCAACTGACAACTCGATATCACAAGCGAACTCAATTCGTACAGTATTAACTGTACGATTACCGTTATCTAAGATAAACGGCGATTTGAGGACGAGGGTGGCACGAGGTTGTGTGTATCCATTCGGGGCAGACGCACTAGGCTTCGCTTCCTTTACAGAGAACTCTACAGTTCTCTTCGTCAGATAATCAGTATCTGACGTGGGGGAAGCAACGGCTGAAGTGAGACTAG